GCACCTATTGCCTCCAGCCATTTGTCAAGGTATCTCGCCTTGGCGGTCTCGAACCACTTGGATGTCGCCCTCGGGTTCCTGTTCTTGCTGTCCTTTCCGCCTTTCCAGTTGTAGTACTGGTATGCAGCATATGGAGTCTGCCACACGACCTCGCCGCTGCCGATGACTGTATGGATTTCAGCCGACCTCTGCAGAGTGCCGGTGTCCTGGGGACAGAACAGGTTGGAATCCCGCAGCACCAGCGAGTCGAGGATCTTCTGCCTGCGCAGTATGTCAGCCTCGCTCTTCGCCTTCAGCTTGGACACGTCAAATTCAATCTTTGCTTCGATGTTCATCATACGAGTTCCGCCTTCCAGTGGTCAGGTTTCTGGCCGTCGAGTGCATAGCATGGCCATGCCTTCCGGACAGTGAAGTCTTTCCCCTCCCAGGTGACCGTCTGTCCCATAGTAATCTCACTGTTGGCCAGCATGAGATAGTGGTCATCCGGCTGCTCGCCGGTCTGGCCCATTGTCCTGCCGTTCTTCGGCACAATCCGGCACTTCACGGAGGACGCCTCCCCGTAGGTGGGGTTCCTGTCCCGGTCGAAGCCGGTTGGTGCCTTCACCGATGCAGAATGGATCAGAAGATGCGCTGCTATCATCTCAGCTCCTTCCTCATGCAGTAGTAGAATATCCATGCCTCCTTCTGGGCATCGGAGCTCTTTGCCTTCGAGATGTCGAAGGACCTTGAGTAAGAGTCGATGCTCTCAGAGGCAACACGGCCGCCATCCGGAACGCCGGCAAGGTCTGCCTTGTAGCATTCCTCCACGACCATGCAGGTGGCCTTGTCCAGGCCGCCCGGCTCTCTCTCAATAAGGAAGGGTACCAGCGGCGTCATGTAGGCCAGGGCGTTGTCCTTGAACCGGTTGAACTCGGCCGAGGAGGGCACCACCGCGCGGACCATTGTCCTGCTATAGTATGTATAGTTCACATTCTCGAACATAAACGCCGCCTCCCTGGATCATGCGAGTGTCAGACCGCTTACATCAAGCTTGAAGCTCTTTGTAACAGTCGAAGCAGCTGTGCCTACGCTGAAATAAGCGCCTGCATATACGCTTCCGTCTGCCTGGAGTCCCTTTGCCAGAATAAGGTATCTGGTGTCTCCTGCAACCAGAATATCGGAATCCTGGAGAGCATCCATTCCGGATGTAACCTTTGAGCCTCCACGGCCGTAGTATGCATCGTCTGCACCGAGCTCAACCATGAAAACTGCTGCGTTCTTAACGTCAGAGGATCCATATACTGCCTGAGCTGTAGCCGCAGGAACCTTAGGTGCCTTGCCGGTCAGCTTGATGATGTAATCAACAGCTCCGGTTCCATCGGCCTCGATTGCAACTTTTGTTCCGGTTGCATTGATGTCATAAGGTGTTCCGTCCATCACGATTGTGTACTTCTTGTCAGGATAGTTTGCCACTGATGGATCTGCGCTCTCGATGTCAGCAAATACTGCATCGCGCTTTCCGTCCTTGCCGTTAGGGAATACGAATGTATCCCAGAGTGCGCGGTTCTGGTACAGATAGCCGTCACCCTCTGTGTGCTCGCCAGGAGCGAAGGTGTAGATGCTTGCAAACTTGTTTACAGTCTTTACCTTGAGAGGATGAGCAATCAGGACATTAAGGCGTGCGCCTCTGCCTGTGAATCCGTCTGAATAGTCGAAGTCTGCATAGAAGCGGGAGTCATCCACAACCTCGATGATTGTCACACCGTTGATGGATGTGATTCTGGTGGAAATACCCTTGCCCTCGTTGATTGTAACGCTCTGGATGTTCAGGGTCTTGGTGATCTCTGTGGAAGACTCAAGACAATCCATGATGTCACCGCGGACATAAGCGATCAGGCCGCCCATTGCCTTGTATTTCTTGAGGCTCTTAGCCTGGAAGAGCTTGACAAGGCGGGAATAGGTGTTGCCAGGGGTCCATCCTGTCTGTGTCTGGTAGAAGCCGTCTGCGATGGCTGCCTTTGCGCAGCGCTCGAAGAATCTTGCGTCAACCTCAGGAGCATGGCTCTCCTCGGTGAATGCTCTGGAGATGTTCTGGACAGAAGCTGTCATATTGCTCTCGTCCACATCTGCCTTGTCAACCAGGAACTGGATATCCCGGTCGTGCTCGATTGTCAGAGGAACATCTGCCTCTTCAACATCTCCGGAGTTCCATCCGCCGTTCCGGCTGTGTGGCTTGTAGCCGCCCACGTGAAGCCGTGTGAAATGCACTGTCTTTGCACCCTCAAACTTTACTGCCTCTGCAGGAGCAAGGAATGGGGATGTATAGATTCCATCGTCCACAATCTGAAGAAGTTCTTTTTCCCACTTCTCAGCATAATTGATAACATTAGCCATAATTCAGTTCTCCTTGATAATCATCTGAATCGGTTCCATGACTGCTGCTTCTGGGTATTGCCCTGCGCCCATGAGGAAGCAGGGTTGCCGCCGCCGCTCATAGGTGTAACCGTTGGCGGCTTAGGCGCCGAATCATCGGATGTAAAAATATCCTTTGTATCCTTCGCAACAGCCTTAAACAAATCGTCGAGGCCCTTTCCCTTGGACTCCTCTTTCTCCATCTCCGCAAGAAGCTTGTCGGCAATGGCATTCCGGGTTATCTCGTTCACGAACTTGCGGGGGTTGCCCTTTTCGTCCTTGATACCGGAAAGGAAGTCCTTCACCTGGCTCTGACGTTCCAGTCTCTTGACTTTCTGCTCTCCCTCTTTAACCGCCTTCTCACACTCAGCCTTCCAGTTGTCCACATCAGCCTTAACCTGGTCATAGTCTTTCCACTTGTCCATAGTTGCCTTAGCGGTCTCCAGCTGCTTCTTGATGTCCTCGTAGTCAGCAAACTTGTTCTTTGCAGACTCAATATCCCTGCCGTTCTCGGCCATGATCTTGTCGATAACATCATCAGCAATCCCGAGGTCCTTCAAAAAATCTCTCTTCATTCTTTCTCCTTACGTGTGTTTTACGCCGCACCCGGCAGTAGATTTTGAATGTTGCATGGGATTACGCACCCATGCGCTGCTTACATATATAGTCATTTGAGCATGTACCAGGCTCCGGCGAACCCGCCGGCGGCTCCCAGCACCGCTCCGATGGCAAATGCCTTAACCTTTCCCCATCTGGTCTGTTTCTTTTCCAGCTTTAAGGATTTCTCTAATTGCTTGAGCGTGTCCTTCTGCTCTGTCGAGGCCTTCTGCAATTTCTCCAGAGATGTCTTCGCTTCGCTTAAGTCCTTCTTTGATTTGTTCAGCTTGATCTCCAGCTCGTTCGAGTAAATCTTCACATCGCTCAACAGATTGTCTTGCTCTTTCAGCTTCTGCTTCGCACTTTTCAGCTCCTTCTCCAGCTCGTCCAAGTGCAGATTCAGCGCTGTCACCTGCGCTTCCGTATATACCACGTCTGCCCAGGCAAAAGAGCAGGGCTGCAATAGCAAAGCCGCCAACAGCAGCAAGAATATTCTTGATCTTATTCCACACATCCAGTCCCCTTGTTTCCTGTGAACTTGTCGAACACCAGGTTCAGATCTATCGTCCCGAATATCCCCAAGATGGAGAATGCGCAGGCGCATATCCCCTTGGAGTCCGCATTAGGCAGCTTCCCGATCCACAGGAGTGCATGGCCTGCTATAAGGACCACCCCGGCCACAATCTTTGCGGCCAGGGATGCATCTTTTGCTTTCATCAGTTCTTTGCCTCCGGTGTGACGAACAGCATAATGATTTCATTGGCCGCAGTAATAGCAATAGGAATGGCAGCCAGGATAGCTGTGGCCTGTGCCGGGTCAGAGTAGGAAACGATTGCTGATGCAATAGCTCCGACTCCGCCGATGATTCCCGAAATCAGTGCATACATTTTCTTTGACATATAGTTCTCCTAAAAAAAAATTACGGTTTCTTTCTAAGCACCCCGAGAGCAGAGAGCAGGGAACGCACGGCGAACTTGCCGCCGTCCTTCTTGAACCCGTCCTGCTCGAACACCAGGACCTGGTCCTTGTGCACAGCGACAACTATCGCCACATGGCCATACTTGTTTGTGTCCGAGGCGTCCCAGATGATTACATCGCCATATTTAGCCTGGCTGGCGCTGAAGCGGTTGAAGAAGAGCTTCTCGTCATTCTCCGAATAGCGGAACCAGATGCCCTTGGCGCCTTCCGGCTCAACGGATCCGGTGTGCCTGCAGCCGATCACATCCTGGCAGTACTGCCGGAAGACATCCACGCACTGGGGGCCGAATGCCTTGTCATAATCAATCTTCTGTCCCTGATACTTCACGAAAAACTCACCTGGTGTCATTCTTTCTTCTCCTCCAAGTCTGATATCCGGTGGTTGGCCACTTTGATGTCCTTCTCCAGCAGTGCCTGCTGTTCCTCAAGGCGATAGGTTCGTTCGACCAGGTTGTTGTGCTTGTCAACTTTTTTTTCCAGCTCCGCCAGCCTGTACTCCATGAGCGCCTGGGCTTTCCGGTTGCTGAAATAAGCACCTGCCAGGGCTCCTGCGAAGCCGAGTATTGCGATTACAATGTTGCTCACGTATTCCACCATCGCTGATATAGTCATTCGGGATTTTTGAGAGTGCAAAAAAAATCCCAGGACCGGCCTGGGACATCTGTAAGTACGAAAACTTACAGGGGGCTTTTATTTAATTCAAGCCGGACGGAGCGCCGCCAGCTCGGGTTTCTCCTTCCGGAAGATCTCCACCTGCTCCGGTGTGAGCTTCGCTGGAAAATCCTGGAAGAAATTAAAGATGTGTTTCTTGTCGAAGCTGAAGAGCATGACACCCACCTCATCAGGAGCCTCCACATCCCAGATCTTGAGCTGCGGATCTGCTTTATAAAAGTCATGTCCGTTCTCATGGATCCAGATGCCTGTATCCTTTTCCTGAGACATTTTTTCTAAATCTTTAAGCAGATTACCTGACACCGCCGCCAGCTCCTTTCTTCTGTGCTCCTTTAGGGGTGTTTATGCACTCCATCAAGTTCAAATATATATTATTACTCTTAAGAGTATCTATGTCAATAAGAATATTATCCACCTCGACCTTTCTGCCATGATATGTCCTGCTGTTTTTTGCGCCGAAACGGACTTTGAGCACGTCTTTCGTCAGGTCCTTGAATCCGTTCTGCGCCGGGTCATCCTGGAGCTCCAGATACTGGTATCTCGCGGCGTCAAGCCTGCGCACCACTGCAGCGTGTGCCCCGCAGGCAAAATAATATTCCTTGCCGACCTTGGCCTTGTCCAGCACCGCAGCTGCTCCCTTGAAGTCGCTCAGGGCCTTCTCCACATATGATGTGACACCAGGGATCTCGGTCACGGACAATATGTTGGATCTCCGGCTGAACACTTCCTGGCTCACTCCGCCCCGGAAGTCCACAACCTGCCATCCTCCTTTGTTGGCTGCATATGCCATGGCCAGGGAGGAGCAGGAGCCTCTTGTCAGGTCAGGGCCGCCGAGGTTTCCTATTATCTCTTTCTTGGATGGAGTCTTTATCCACCTTGCAAGCTGGTGGCGGCTGACATTGTAAGCATCGACGGCCTTCGTGATGTCAAGCTTGAGGCTTTCCTTCTGCTCGGCCGGAGTCATGTCATACCCGCCGGATTTAAGGCCCCGGATCTGTTTCCCTGCCACAGTTCCTATATATTCCCTGGAGTAATCAGGAGGGATGCCGGTTTCTTTTGATATGCGGAGTCGCTCCGCCTGCCACAACCCGATCTTGTGCCTGGCGGCGGTGTTGTCCAGCCCGGCTGCAGCCTGGCAGTCCGCCTTGCGCTTCCATGCCCTGATGCCCCGCTCGCATCTGCGCAGCTCCTGCTCCGCCTCATACCGTGAGACAGGACGGCCATCAAGGGTCAGGTTCTTCTCTGTATATTCTTTCAGCTCCTTATCCTCATAGCGCGGGTCTTCGCCCTCGTAAAACGGGTAGAATGTATGCCGGCAGTTGATGCCACATAGACCGTCCACCTCTCCGTAGCCTGTCGCCGCAGCCAGATTCTCAGCGTGATGCACGTTGCCCTCGCTGTCGGTCCAGTCCCGCTCTCCGTTGAGGCAGTAGACCTTTCCCTGCCACTCATCATGATTGCTCCATGGGTTGGGGGGATTGTCGGTGTGTCTTGCTCCCTCATGGGCTGACACCATCACAAGGTCGGTGCCGGTGTCCTGGGCGTTTGCCAGGCTCTGCTGCCCGGCTGTCTGGCCGAGTGTCGTGAGGACACAAGTCCTTGCGATGCTCTCGAGGCTGTGGGCCCTGTTCCCATACTGCAGGGTGGTCAGTCCCTTGGAGGCCATGTTGTCAACCGCATCCTTGATTGCCTGGTCATAAGAGAAGGCGCCGCTGGCGGTCTTCATGTACATTGAGTTGGCCTCGGTGATGAACTCCGTGGTTGCTGTGCTTGTCCTGGTGAGGTTTGACAGATCTGTTATGAGTGACTGATATCCGGCTGTGGCAGCCATCATCTGCTTCTGGTTGTCGGATATGTCATCAGGGACATTCTTCTCCACCAGTGATTGGAAAAGCGCCTTGACCTGTTTCTGCGTGGCCTTGTCATACTTGGCCAGCTCCTTGTTTATGTCAGAGGTGAGGCCGCCGATTTCCTTGAGAATTTTGGCCTGCCATTCAGTCGCGTCGGTCACCTGGCCGAGCTTGGCCAGGCGCCGGCACATATCGGCTTTAATATCTGTCTCGAGCTCCGCATACAGCTTCATCATCTGGTCAGCTGCTGCGGAGAGGAAGCGCGGCGTTATCAACCGAAGTAGCCCTCGAGGGCAGGTGGAGTCTCAGGCACCCTGGCTTCGGCATCTTCCTTGGTCTCTCCGAAGATGCGCATCCGGTATTCTGCCTTGCTGATGATTCCGTTGGTCACTTCCAGGAGCGCTGCCTGGCGCATCTGGTCCGGGTCCTTCCTTGCGGCGTCATTGTAGCTTACTGTTATCTCCGGGTCGAACTTCACGCGCTCATATGCTGTGAGCAGGTATGCGAAGATCCATGCGCATGCCCTGTACTTCTTCTCAAGCTCGCTCTCAAAGCTGTCCACGGTGGTATAGAGCACCTTCTTCCCGCCCTGGTACTGTGTGGCGGTCATGCGTGCGTCCTCGAGGTTGGAGAGTGTGCCCTTGCCGAGCTTGCAGGAAATCTCAATTCTTCTCAAAATCTCCTGGAAGGCTGCCACCTGCTCAGCTGTGCGGAGGGCGGGAGAGTATTCCTGGATCTTCTCATCTGCGCCGGCATCGCTCACCTTGACCAGGAGCTTCTGCAGCGCCGGTGTTATCCGGATGCCTTCCTCTCCCTGGCGTGAACGGAAAAGGTCAGAGGATGCGAACACCTTCTTTTCTCCGGCTTCCTGTTCCCAGTTCATACGGCAGTACTGCCGGTCCGCATCTTCCAGCAGGTTCTCCCTTCCGGAGTAGATTGCGACAGGGATGTTTGAGCCGTCGATATTGTTGGTCTTCCGGTTCCGGAACTCGACCAGGAAGGGGCGCTCGACATTCTCATATGTATATTCCGGCGTGAGTCCGGCGGTCTTCTCGGTGCTCTCAAGCGAGCACGGCTTATAATCTCCGCTTCCGTCGGTATTATATAGCACCAGCTCGACATGATGGTTCTTGCCGTCCCAGTTGTGTTTCTCCACCAGGACATATTTTTTGCCTTTCTCCTCGAACTGCTTGGTGATGATAGCACCGGTCAGGGTGCCGTCAAGGTCGTAGGATACAGGAATGTAATTGCCGAGCCGGACTATCTCATACTTGAGCTGTCCGGCTGCATAGACCGGACGTACAACGCAGGATCCGCAGAGGGCCATGTACTGCACGATATCGGTTGCCCTTGAGCTCAGGTCCTGCATGGTCTCCTCCAGGCGCTTGTTCTCAGATGTGACTGTCATCTCCTCGGACACAGGGTCTGAGATTGCCCCGGCGATTCCGTCAATCACTCCGCAGCACTTGGCCTCCTTGTTCCAGAATGCCTTGCCGGAGATGATCTCTCCCCACAGGTTGATATGCTCCTCCATCTCCGCGGAGATGATGCTTTCCTTTGACTCTCCCAGAGCCATCTTCTTCAGAGTAAAGAAATCCATAATGGCACTCCATATTCGTCGTAAGATATTCATACTTAAATAGTCATTATTGTCCTCTGCGGCGCCAGATCTCCTCCAGGGCATATCTGCAGCATGCCAGGGAATGGTCCGGCTGGCCCTGCGGATATCCGGTGAGGATCTCTCCCGTCCGCCTGTCTATGTCATACTCGTAGAGGGAGAACTCATCAGCTGCCGCCGGTGCCCTGTACGGATCCACCACAATCCGGGAGAGCTGCTGCAGCCATTTGAATCCTGCCTCAAGCGAGCCCGGCCCCTTTATCGCTCCGTGTATGTCCCAGCCCCAGGTGTGGAAGTCAGCCACGCTCTTTGTCTCGGCGGAGTCGGCTGTCAATCTCACGCTCCCGGGTCTTTTCATTCGGTCAAAATGCTCCCGCAGTTTCTCCGAGGCCTCCCAGTTGCCGGTTTTATACAGCGTGAGCTCGTCGAACACATAGAGAGTCTTTGTCTTTATATCATAGCTCATGGCGTTGTATCTGAACGGATCCGGATAATATCCCCAGTCAATGCCGTGATAGATCCACTCAAACTTGGAGATCTCATCATCCTCGATTGGCCGCAGCTCCACGTTCTCGAAGATAGACCTGCCTGATCCGGTGGGCTCGCCCAGGAAGATGTTCCTGTAGGCCCGCTCGCTCCGGCGCTGCATCTCCTCCGCCTCATGCAGGAACGCAGGGCCCAGCCACTCAGCCGGGACGCTTCTATAATCAGACACGTGCACGTATTCATCAGAGTCAGGATGCCTCATGTGGTCATTGCACCAGTTCCTGGCAGAGCTCGGCGGGTTGAAGGACTGGAATATATAGAAGCGGTTTCCTCCGCGCATCGTGGACAGCTTCACGGTCTCCACATCATGCGGCGTGAACTCCGTGAGCTCTTCGAACCATGTGATTGCTATGTATCCTGTCAGCGTCTTGATGGACTTGATGCGCATCGGGTCATTGCTGCCCCTGAAGAATATAGTCTGGCCAGTAGGGGTGTAGGTCGCCTGGAGCGGCGCGAGCGTGAAGTTCCACAGATGTGACACTCCCAGCTTCTCCACGGCCCAGCGGATCTGTGTGTAGACTGAGTCGCGCAGCGTGTTGTCAACCTTCCGGAGGCATACTGCGTTGAAGTCCCGGTGCTGCATCATCAGGATGATGATTGCCAGAGAGAGGAAGGAGCTCTTGCAGCTTCCTCTTCCTCCTGCCTCGGTGAACTTCACATAGTCACCCGAGAGTATCTTCCGGAAGGTGTCCTTGAAGGAGGGTGGGAACAATATGCTTGTATGGATCTCCATACAATATTAGTCAATTATTATCTTTATGACGTTCTCTTCTGCGGCGGCCGCCTCGGCCTCCTGCCGGGCCTTCTCACCGGCTCCGAATATCTTGGCCAAGAGCTCGGTGGCGCGCATCTGTATGAAGTTGTCATCCACATGGTCAGTCACCACGCCCTGGTAGATCACCGGAGCCTGTGCCTTGAGCTTCCGGTCAATCTCCCTGGCAAGCCGCTCCTCGGTAAGATTGTAGACCTTCATCCAGTCTGATGCGGACACCTTTGCCCGGGCATTGGCGAACCATTTGCTGGCATTCTTCCTGGCGGTCTTCTCGGTGCAGTTGTGCGTGTGCATATAAGCCTGGATGTCAGACTCGCCGTCCGCTACAAGCATCAGCGCCTTTGACTCTTTGACAGATGGGCCCTTTTTTCTTACCATAACAATACCATATTAGTAATCTTTATTATTATAGTCCATTTTTAAGGCAGCATTCTTTTGATGTAATCATAAAAAATACTGTCATCCGTGGTCGATTTCTCATGGTCTTTTATTGATAAACCATTCGTCCTGGTCCCGATGTAGAACATCTTCCCAGGCGTCTTATACCAGGGTGGAATCCCGGGGACAATGTCATTCTTGTAGCAGGTCGACAGGATAGGGAAGAGCCTCTCAAGCTTGGCTGCATATTTCTTGCCGAATGCCCTTGGCGGCTCTATGGCTCCGACCAGAATCCTGTCATGCACGAGCCGGATGTATTCACCCAGCATCACAGCCTCAGCTCCACCTTTGCTCCTTCCGGATATGATGATGCCTCTCTCGGCGAGATCCAGCCTGGCCATTATCATGCTGTTGATATCTGAGAAGTGCCGGTTGAACTCCTTTCGGTAGCCAGTATGAGTGCTGCCGAATGCGCACAGGTTTATGAGCCAGTCTTTCCAGCCGTGGCTCGGCTTAAGGCAGATTGCCAGCCATCCCTTATAGCGGCCCTCGCGTTTGTATTCTCCCATCACTATATCGATGGTCTTGTCAAAGGACCTCTTCTCCCGGTGTTCCATGCAGTTGACAAAAGCCACATCAACCACAGCCCGCATGTCCTCTGCATCCACTTTTCCGGTCCCG